TGGGGGGGCGCGCCCCGGGGGGGCGGGGGTCGAGCCGGACTGGTATCCGGCTGCGGTGAGTCGCGGCCAGCCGAGGCCGAGCTGTTGCGCTGCCCAGTAGATGAGGCCGGAGCAGTCGAGGCCGGGCGGGATTGCCGAGCCGCCCCAGACGTAGGGGACTCCCATGAGGACTGCCTTCATGGCTGCGCCGACGAGGCCCGCGCCGCCTGAGAGCCCGGACTCGTTCACCTTCGAGGTGAACATACTTTTCAGGCTGTCGAACAGCATCGGCGGGATGCCGTATGCCACGCTCTCCCAGAAGCTGCCGTCCTTTGGGGAGAGCAGATCGCGCGCTGGCTTAATGACCAGGTTTGCGATTGCTGCGGCTGGGTCGGTGACGATCTCCGCGACCGCCTCCGTGGTTTCCTTGACCCAGTCCAGGGCGCCAGAGAATCCACCCTTCACCGCGTTCCAGATGCCACCGTTAGCGAAAGCGACTTCGCCGCGGCGGCGTCCGGTCTCTCCGACGGTCGCGAGGCCGGAGCCGCGCGAGGCGTTGACTCTGTCGAGCCAGGGCTTCCCGCCGAGAGCTCGCAGGGCGTCTGGGCGGATGATTCCCTCGCCTCCGGACAGGCGCAGCGCGCCGCCCCCGTCTGGGCTGTAGAAGTGATAGATGTCCTTGCCTGGCGAGTATCCCGGCGTCATGGTGTTGAACACGCCGCCGGTCGCGTAGGCAGGGATCGGCTTCACGTCGGGGAGGCGGACGGAGAGGCCGACCTTCGCGGCGATCGTGTCGAAAGCGGCCTTAATTCCGTCCCTGTAGACCGTCGTGATGACAAAATTGACCGGCTTTGCTGCGGCGCCCTTGATCTTCTCGAACACCGTCTCGACCGACTGGCGGAAAGACTCGAAGGATTCCTTCACGCCACCGATCGCGTTCTTGATCGCCGGGAAAACCACGTCGATCAGGACGGATGATGCTGTCTGCACCGCCGACGAGATCTTTTCCCAAACCGGCTTAATGACCGAGTCGTACAGCCAGGTGAAGGTCGGGCCGAGCGTCGAGGAGATCGCGCTGCCAATCGCAGAGAAGATCGGGGACAGGATGCCCCAGACCGTCTGGATCGCCGAGCTGATCCCATTCCAGGCCGTCACGACCGTTGTCCACAGTCCCTCGAAAGCCAGGCCGACGGTACCCGAGATCACCGTCACGAATAGGTCGAAAAGCGGATACAGAACGCTATCCCACACTGCGAGGATGAAAGTTGAGACGTTTGTCCAGACCGGCTCAACGACGTCCTGCCAGAAGGCCCAGAGCGCGGGCATGAGCGTGTCGCGGAAGAAGCCCGCGAGCGCCTGCATTGCCGGGTAGATGACTGCCCAGGCTGATTGGACTGCTGAGGCGAAGCCCTCCCACAGCGGCTTGACGACGTTCTCCCAGAGGGTCTTGAGGACAGGCCAGATGACCCGGGAGACGATGGTCCACAGGGCCATGAGGGTAGGTCGGATGATTGCGGTCCAGGCGAGCGCTAGGCCCGAGCCGATCCCCTCAAACAGGGGCTGCAGTACGGTCGACCAGAAGTTCTGGAGGCCCGGCCACAGGGTGCCCGATATCCAGTCCCACGCCGCCTCAAGGGACGGCTTGATCTGATCCGTCCACGCCGTGTAGGCGATCTCGCCGACCGCGAGGAGCGCGTCCCTCAGCGTGAAGAAGAAGTCGACGAGCGCCGAGTCCTCTTCGAGACCGAAAAGATTGCCGTCGTAGTCTCCTGTGGTGAGGATGCCCCACGCCGACTCGATGCCCGGGATGAGCGTGTTCTTCGTGTAGTCGACGAAGGCGTCGATTACCGGCGTGACGTTGGTCGTCCAGAACTCGGCAATACCCGCGCCGAGGGCGTTAAGCGCGTTCGCCACGTCCTCGTTCGTGTTATACAGGTAGATCAGCCCGGCGACGAGGGCACCGATAGCCACGACAGCAAGACCGATCGGGTTCGCGGCCATTGCAGCGTTGAGCCCCTCCTGGACCAAGGTCGTATTCTTGATCCACTCGATGACCGTCGTCAGGACCGAGAAACCCCAGTATGCGGCGACCGCGATACCGATGCCCTCACCCAGGGCGACCAGCAGATCCTTGTGCTCGGAGATCCAGCCGAAAGCATCGGAGAACATGTCGGCGAGCCAGCCCATGAAGTCCGTAATCGTCGGCTTCATGTAATCGATCAGGTCTTTAAAGCCACCCATGAGGGTTGCCTGGAGGTTCCCGGCTGCGTTCTCGATACGGCTCGTGTCGCGGGCTGCGTTCGCTGCGACCTCGTCGAAGCCGATGCTCAGTAGTGCCTCGTTGAATTCCTGCGCCGAGATCTGGCCCTGGGCCATTGCGTCGCGGAAATTGCCCGTGTATGCACCCGCGTCCAGGAGTGCTTTCTGAATCTTGCCGGACGCGCCGGGGATCGCGTTTGCGATCTGGTTCCAATCTTGCGTGGCAAGTTTTCCAGCTCCGTTGACCTGCACGAGCGCCAGGCCAACTTGCTTGTAGGTCTCGGCAGAGCCGCCCGCGACGGCGTTCAGGTTGCCCGCCGCCTCCGCGAGCTTGTCGAAGCCCTCGACGTCGTTCGCAGCGAGCTGCGATGTGATGCCCTGAATATCCGACAGATCGTAGACGGTCTCGTCTGCATAGCGCTGTGCGGCGGCTCCCAGCTCCTCGATCCGATCCGGATCGATGCCAGCGAATTTCAGCGTGTCCGCGAATTTCTGGGTCGCGTCGGACGCGGCGATAGCCTCGGAGACGAAGCCGCCGATACCGACGGCTGCGGCCATTGCTGCTAGAGGCGCGATCGCGCTTTGCGCGAAGCCAGCCATTGAGGAGAAGCCCGAGCCAGCTTCGCGCGTGCCCCTCGCGGCCTTCTCCGCTGCCTGTGCGGCCTCGTCAAGGTCGCGCGTCGCCGACTCGATAGGGCTGCGACTACGGCCCGCCTCGGCGCCCATCGTCGTGAAGCTGCGGCCCGCGCCCTCTGCAGCCTTCTGCATGCCGCCTGTCGCGGCCTGCATGCTCTTCGTCATCTTGTCGACGCTGTTTTTCGCCTCAGTCGCGGCAGCATCGATAGGCTGACTGATGGACTTTGCGACCTGGGCGCCGCTGGAACCGACGCCGGCACGCAAGCCGTTTGCGAAGTCCTTACCGGCGTTCTTCCCGATGTCTGGCAGCTGCGCCTTAGCGTCAGCCTCGACCGTCTTGAAAAAACCCTTCATGGAGGGAACCACGTCGACGTACAGTGTGCCCGCCTTGTAGACTCCAGCCATTCCAGGGTTCCTCTCTTCGGTTATTCTTCGGTGTCCTCCCAGTTGGGGAGGAGGGCCTTCATGGCTTCGTCTCGGAAGTCGTGAAGGTGGTCTGTGCGAGCGTCCTCGAGTGCGAGCTCGACCGCCGAGATGGGACGCGGGTACGGCTCTTTGCCGCCGAAGGCAGCGGACACTAAGTCAAAGATGTCCTGGAGCAATCGCACGACGGGAGTCTGCTCGCGCATCCGCGCCTCAGTGTCGTCGGCGGTCGCCTCGGTCGCGGCGACGGTCTTTGCGATCTCCTCGAAGCGCTCGGGATCGTTGAGGATCGCGACGGTCGTCCTGCTCGTCGACGCGAGGCCGTCGATGAGGATGAGGAGGAATCGCCAGCGGCGGGGGGGGGGGGGGGGGGGGGGGGGGGGGGGGCGACGGCTCGCGTGGATGACGGGCTCAGGTCAGGGTGACGAGGTCGAGGTAGCTGTCGTCCCACAGGTCCTCGTCGGCGTCGGGTAGAAGGAGGACGCGCTGGGGGTTGAGGGCTGTGACGGCGCCGGGGTCGTGGGTGACGAGGATGACGGCGCCCTCGTAGTCGCGCAGGGCGGCGAGGATTTCTTCACGTGAGGCGGGGTCGAGGTTGTTGGTGGGCTCGTCGAGCAGGAGGACGTTGGCGCCGGAGACGACGAGCGTGGCCAGGGCGAGTCGGGTCTTTTCGCCGCCGGAGAGCACGGAGACGGGTTTTTCGACGTCGTCGCCTTGGAAGAGGAATTGGCCGAGGATGTTGCGCACGTGCGTGTCGTCGAGGGTGGGGGCGGCCTCGGCCATGTTTTCGCGGATGGTGCGCGTTTCGTCCAGGGTTTCGTGTTCCTGGGCGTAGTAGCCGAGTTTGAGCCCGTGGCCGGGCACGACGCGTCCCGAGTCGGGTTCTTCGATGCCGGACAGGAGGCGCAGCAGCGTCGTCTTGCCCGCGCCGTTGAGGCCCAGGACGACGACTTTGGAGCCGCGGTCGATGGCCAGGTCGACGCCAGTAAAGACTTCAAGCGAGCCGTAGGACTTGGATAGGCCTTCGGCGGCCAGGGGGACGCGCCCGGAGGGGGCGGGGTCGGGGAAGCGCAGGCGCGCGACCTTTTCCTGGACGATCTCGGCGCCGGCTTGGGCGAAGAGTTCTTCGGCGCGGCGCAGCATCTGCTGGGCGGCGACGGCCTTGGTCGCCTTGGCGCGCATCTTCTCGCCCTGGGCCTTGAGATGTTCGGCTTTCTTGAGGGCATTGGCGCGTTCTTTGCGCCGACGCCTCTCGTCTTCCTCGCGCTGCTTGAGGTAGGCGGCCCACCCCAGGTGGTAGATGTCGACGTGGGCGCGGTTGGCGTCGAGGTAGAAGACCTGGTTGACGGTGTCGCCCAGGAGCTTGACGTCGTGGGAGATGATCATGACGCCGCCGGGGAAGGTTTTAATCCAGTCGCGCAGCCACACGATCGAGTCGTGGTCGAGGTGGTTGGTGGGCTCGTCGAGCAGGAGCACGTCGGCGTCGGAGAAGAGGACGCGGGCGAGCTCGACGCGGCGACGCTGGCCGCCCGAGAGCGTGTCGAGCGTCTGGTCGAGGACGCGGTCTTCGAGGCCTAGGGAGTGGGCGATCTGGGCGGCCTCGGCGTTGGCGGCCCATCCGCCAGAGTTGGTGAACTGCTGGTCGAGCTTGACGTAGCGTTCCATGGCCCGCTGCTGGCGGGCACCTTCGGTCGTGGACATCTCGTGCTCGGCCTTGCGGATGCGCGCGATGATCGAGTCGATGCCGCGCACGGAGATGATGCGGTCGCGGGCCAACATGTGCGGGTCGCCGACGTGGGTGTCCTGCGCGAGGTAGCCGACGGTGCCGTTGGAGCTGATGGTTCCGGTGTGCTCGGCCGCTCCCCCGCGGTCGGCTTCGCCGGCGAGGAGGCGCATGGTCGTGGTCTTGCCGGCGCCGTTGCGTCCGACGAGGCCGATGCACATGCCTTTGTCGATGCGGAAGGTCGCGTGGTTGACGAGTTCGCGGGCG